CATGAGGTATAATAGGATTATCCAAAAAAGCTAAAGACTTCTTAGTAGGTTCTATAAATAGAGTAGACGTACCTTTACTCTCATCGATTTCTATAGACTTTATACCTACTTCAGAATATCGTTCTTTCAATTCACTTGTTATCTTATCTATTGTATTTTTATCCATAAGCCTGTATTATACCGTCAAGTTAATAGTTTCATTTTATAGTGGTTAGTTAATTACGCTTTCTAGGTATTGCGCTATGTGAAATAGCCATAGTACCTGCAGTTCTATTAGAAGTTTTCCAAGAGTTGTCGTGTCTGTATCTTACTAAACCACAAGCACCGAAAAGTATGTTACCTTCATCTGTATCTAACTCATGTTCTAAAGCTTTAACACCGTAGCCAGCTAAAATTAACGCAGAATATAAGTCCTTATTCTGACCTTTTTTAGGGGTATCAAAATGAAGGGCGCCACCTGTAGTTTGTGTTACTATTATGTTTAAACATTGTCTTTTTAGTTGTTCTATTAGTTCGTAACTGTTGTAAACTACATCTTGTATTTTCTCATCTAATGCACCTAGTGGTACTTGTGGAAAAAGTAAGTTTCTATCTTCAAATAGAGACAAAGTAGCAAAGTTAGCATCCGCTATCCAAGAAGTACTGAAAGCAGTTAAAGCTAATATATGTCTACCTTTAAGTTTTATCTTATCCTTATTATCATATTCTATAATAGGTTCGTAGCCATTGTACCCTTCTTCCAGTAAATCAGATACAGCTTTACCACCACCACCTCTATCCATAAAGATACGAAGTACATTGTAAGTATCACATATATTCTGAAGAGCTAATGTAATATCCTGTGTTGTTTTCCCATCTAATGCAAGAACACGGACTATCTTATTAGGTTTGCCAAGTTTAACTATAACAACACCACATTTAGCTTTACCACCTTGGTTTGGATCTATACCTACTATATAGTCTGCTGACTTATCACCAACTACTTCAACACTAAAATCACTGCCTGAGCTACAAGACTCAATTAAAGAAGCTTTGAAGAAACCTTCAGAGTCACTAACCATTGCAGCCATATATTCCATCTCAAATTCGTGGTTTGACATTACTCGTCTAGAGTTTTCAACGTTTTTTGGGTCTAAGAAGCCTTCGGGAAGTAACGTATATGGTACTTGAAATACAGCATGGTCTTTTGATCCTTCATCTATCTGGCGCCAATATTCTCTCATACGTTTATACATATGATTGAATTTATAATAACCAGAAGAGGTACCTATCATCTTATTTACAGAGTCTTCGTCAAAGTCTGCGTCTGAAGCTAATCCTGCCTCAATTAAGGCCTTTCTGCGTTCAAGCTCTCTAACTTTTTTCATTGGGTCTAATTTAGTGATGCTCATAGGAGCTAGTACAGTTTCTATGATTTTTTGAGGGACTTGTGCGAACTCGTCAACTAGTATACAATAAAAACGAGACCCACGTATTTTTGCGCCATCATTACCGATAGGTAAGGCTTCTATAAAAGAACCATTGTAACCTGCAGAAGATTTAAACTTCAAGTAGCAAGTATCAGATCCTCGGATAGGTCTTTTTTCTGTAGCTTCTCTTAAAATAGGTGACTTAGTATATAATTTTTCTACTTCTGCAAAAATCATTTTACTTTGACGAAAAGATGGTGCTATAAGTCCTACTCTATACCCTGGATATAAAAGGGTAAGTAGAGCAGCCAATACACCTGATAGAAAGGTTTTACCAAAACCACGACCGCAAACTGCCATAGTATAAGGTTTAAACCACATGGCTTCAAATACGATACGTTGTATAGGAGCTAAGTCCACACCTAGTAGCTCATAAGCTGCTATGCAAGGATTAGCTCTATAGAATTCAATTAATTCAGGACCTTGTTGTAGAACAATATCCATATTTTTGGATAACTTAGACATTAGTCATCCTCATCTTTACATGAGTTTTCTTCAAGTAGCTCTAACAAACCATCTTGCTCTTTATACATGTCTCGGGCTTTCTGTTCTAACTTTAAGCGTTTAACATCATCAAAAGCCACAGCTAAATCTACAATAGAAAAACCTTTAAACTCATTAGGATCTATTCTGTCTTTTCTACGTGAAGCTAAGTTCTCTTTTAGTTTATCACTATTTTTTCTTAATTTTTCAAGTGAAGATGATATATTTAAATGGTCTATAGAGGTACCTTTACTAGAAGTAAGTAATCTCACCTCCAGTACTTTATTAGTAGCTAACGTCATAATGTCATCTATATCACCAGATGTGAGATCATCTTCATCAAAGTCACGAAGGTATATATCTATTAAATTAGTATATATAGGCATTTCATCCTCACCAAACATTTCATTTACTGGTATAATACCGGTAAGGAGTTCTCTTGCTTTTGGTGGATTTTTAGGTCTTCCTACTGTTCTAGCCATATTACCCCTCTACTGTTAATACTCTACATACATAATCAAAACTTACACCTAATCTAGTACAAATTTCTTTTATCTCGCATAGCGTTTCTGGATTAGTAATAACATCACATAAATAAGGATTCTCATCCATATTTATATTATACTCAATAGATATTTCTCTAAATCTTTTAGAGTTTAAGGCACGTTCTGTGTATATATCTATAGCTTCATCATATAAATAACTTGAGTCTTCAAACCATTTACGTACTTCTGAAGAAGAAGCTATTTCATCTTTGTATTGTTCATATAACTCAGTTGATAAAGGGTAGGCACTTTTAAAATACGATATTAAAGTCTTAGATATCTTATCTTTAGTTATTTCTGAGTGCTTCTGACCACGTTTTGAATCACTTATAGCCCTTTTACTCTCTTCGCTTAATCTAAAGCCTAAAGGCCTTCCTCTACCTTTATTATCATCAGCCATGTTATACTTCCTCTAGTAGTTTAGAGAATTTATTACAAGCCCTACATATGATACCTACTGCGTTTTTGTTAACTATAACGTCAGTATTACAATTAGCACAAAATTTTAAACACTTACCCTTAGATTTTTCAGGCTTAGAAAAAGTAAAAGGTAAATTCTTATAATGGTCAGCATGTCTACTTTCTGCATGGATACGTTCATTATGTTTACGTACTCCTTGCTCAGGCTCATATCTTCGAGGTGTTCCTGGTGACAATTCAGTACTAATAGTATCTTTAGCTAGAGCTTTACTTAGATCTTTTACAAATGTTTCATTAACCATCGAATCTATCCTCTTGTTTAACTATTAAAGATTTCTTACTAGCTACATAGTCACTTAAATATACACATAACTCTGCAGGTGTGTATTTTTCTAAAGGCTTTAACCAAGGTTTAATACTCCATGGACCGTAATGATATCCTACACAGTTTTTTATAATCATGGCTTCTTTATCGGATATGATTTTAGTGTCTCTATGTACTTCATCTACTAATTTAGCAGCTAAGTCAGGATGCCATTTTACAGTATGGCCTGATTTTGTAACACCTTGCTTACGTAAGTCATGGAGTATACTTGCTGATACAATTAAGTCCCTATCAGACTCACAACCTAGTCCTCTAGACAAATCATAAGCTACAGTAACAACTTTCTTTGTGTGTATAATAGTACCATAACCACATAGTTCATCTGTAGGGTGATATTTACCTGAACTAGAGGCAGCACAATCATAAAAAACATAATCGGGTGACATCATGATGCATACTTCTGTAAAATTTTTAACCTTTGTGTCAAATATAAGGTCTAATTCTGATCTTAAAGTGCTAACTTTTTTATCTGGAGATAATTCCATAAATACAACTCCTTTAATTTAATTTTTAGTTATTAATATCTATACGATATTTAAAATACTACTATAATATAAATTATAAAATAATGCAATAGTTATTATACAAAAAAGCCCTATGCTAAAGCATAAGGCTATTATAAATATCTATAAAAGGCTAGTAAGGAAGTAAGGTCATATTATCACTATCTATATTAACCTTTACAATATTGGCGCTATTATTACTAGGGTTATAACCTTGTTGTGGAAATTCATCTTGTCTATAGCGCCTTATAGGACTATTAGTATTAGCGTCATCAAACTTAGCTCTAATATCCTCTGTGAAAGGATTTTTCTGTTTATAAGTAATAAACTGAGGGTATCTAAATTCATCCATACTAATAGGCATTTTTAGTTACTCCTCTTTACTAAGTAATAGTCTTTGCATAAATAAATCAAATTCTTTTTTACTTTCTACATTAGCTACTTCTTTTGATTCTTCATCCTCATCTTTATTAGAAAAATAATCTACCATGTCTAAAATAAAATCAGGTACAGTCTCGTCTTGCCATTCATAAGAAATAGAAATGTACTGCTTCTTACCTTTTCTTACGCCTACACTAGCGTAGTTATACCCAGAGGAACTTTTATATAAATCAACATTATTTATATCACAAGAACAAAAATTTAAAGTATATTTTTTATCAGCCATGAGAAATCTCCTTATTAATTATATCAGTTAGTAAATTAGTTAAATGAGTTAAGTCTTTATTATTTTCTACACAATAGCATTTATCTGAGACTTTAATACTATTCTCAGAAGCGTGGTCACTATTGCCCACGTATTCTTTATTTTCACGTGTTATGTGTACATGAGTGCCACCTAGCTCTAAAGCCCAGGCCACCTCATTTTCAAATCTAGCATCCGTAATAACAAAGTTATCATATGATGTAGTGAAGTACATATTTTTTACTACATTAACCCAACAGTCGGGATCTATTGTTCTTAGAACATCTGTACCTAAAAACTGTAAAAGTTTTCTGGTTGTCCATAAATGATTAGTAACTTTACCTGACCTTGTCCTTATAGGCATATGTTCAATAGGGTATTCCTTTAAAGAACCGTATAATTGTTCTTCGCTTAAATTGAAACATTTACCAAGTATTTCTTTTAAAAAATCAGCATAAGCTATTGTAATACAAGTTTCATTTTTTGATTCAAATAATCCTTTTATAATAGTTGCGGCTGTGTCCTTCCCACTACGTCCTTTCCCCGAAATTACTATTAACATTTATCCCTCCCAATTAGTTTTAATATCACTACTAAGAACTGCTAAATAAATATTTATATATTCTTCTAATAATTTATCTTTTTTAAGTATAAGATCAAATATGTTTAAAGAATTTAAAGCCCCTTCCTTTATTAAATAACTAAAAGTATCTATTTTTTTATCCAAAGTTTTTAATAGATGTAAGGCTTCATAAACACTAAGAGTAGTACCTTCTACTTCTACCAAGGTACTGTTATTTAAGCTATCTAATAATATAGTATGGCTACGAATTTTACTTAGTAAGTCAAACTTTGCATTTATTAATTTAGTATAAAGTTCACCTTTATTACCTACTTCAGTTAAATGTATGGAGGAGAGAACACTGTCTATCTCCTCCAATTTATTAACCAGAAATGTACGTCTTAGTAATATCTCACGTACATGCATACTTAAACAAGTTTAACGTCTATAGCTTGTACCCCTTTCTCAGTATCTGAAATAACAAAGGTAATTGGCTGTTTTGCCTTTAATGTTTTATACCCTTCCATATTAATTACAGAAAAGTGTATAAAGTATTCCGTATCTGGATCATCATTAGCTACTGCAAAACCATACCCTTTATCCCCACTAAACCATTTTACACGTCCTTCTACTATCTTGCTCATAATTAATACCTCTATAAAATCTAAAATTAAATACCACTATTCCACAAAGTAACTTCTGCTTTTCTTCTATTTACTAAACCATTCAATACTTTACCACCAGCACCTTTATTCCATCTTACTAGTTGAATAGGTACTTGCTCAAAAAGATTAGCATTCAATAAACTTAATAAAGTAGACTTATTAAAAGCCCCCATACCAATATTAAAAGAAAAACTAACAAGAGCACAAAATTGATTAACATTCAAAGGAACCTTTACGGACCGTGTGACACCTACAGAAAATCTTCTGATATCATCATTAAGCAGCACTTCTGCTTCTAGCATGGTTATACCTTTAGGGTACATAGCATAGGCCAATTTTTTATTTTCTAGTCCTTTAATTTGATTACCATTAGGATCTAGTACGACGTGCCCCCACCCGATAGTCCAGTAATTAGAGGGACATAAATAAGGGTCCAAATTAACTGTTTTTGGATTTCCGTCTAAGATACCTTCGTAAGCTTTAATAATATTTATAGCTTTTGTCAAATCCATTAGTGTCACCTACTTATATGTTTGGTTAGATACTAATTTATCTTCTAACTCTTGAATTAAAGTTTCTTTCTTAGTTAACTCTTTTTTTAATTTTGCTATTTCTCTTTTATAAGAAGACTCTATAACATTTACTTTGTCACTCACTACTGTATTAAGTTCTTCTTCTGTATATAACATAACAGAGGATGTAGATACAACTTCAGATTGCTCCGCAAGTTTGGCTTCAAGTTGGTTGATTTGTTCTGTCAAACTTTCAATAATAGGACTAGTAATTTTTACTTCTTTTCTTCTATTTTGACGTTCTCTTGGAGAAGTCATAAGTAAAGGTCTTCTTTTGTCAGAAGAATTACTTGCTACTGGTAGTACATCTTTAATATTATCTCTCATTGTTTACCCTCAATAATTTTATCAATTAAACCATAAGTTAAAGCTTCTTTAGCATCCATAAAGAAATCTTTTTGCATATCCTTTTTAATTTTAGCTAAAGATTGTCCTGTAAAACCTACATACTGATTAGCCATTTTATCGTACATTTTTTTATATACTTCTGCCATATTAAAAATATGTGTAGCTTTACCCTCGGTACCAGTAGATAATTCATGAATCATGATTTGTGTATTTGGTAAACAACTACGTTTACCTTTAGTACCTGCAGCTAAAATAAAACTTCCTGCTGAACAATTTTGGCCAATTCCTACAGTATGTATATCAGAATCTATATAATTCATTACATCAAAAATAGCGTACATAGAAGAAATAGATCCTCCTGGACTATTAATATACATATAAATGTCCTTAGATTTATCTCTCGAATTTAAGTATAACAATTGTGCTACTACATTATTTGCCATGTCATCGTTAAATTTACCTTGTACGTAAATAATTCTGTCCTTTAAAAGTCTGCTAAAAATCTCGTAACTTTTTTCTTTTTCGTTCTCGCCTTCAATAACATATGATAAATTCATAATATCTCCTTAAATTAAAGCTATTAAAATACTACCAACAAACTAACATACTTTATTTAGTATATCAGTATCCCGTATAAAGTTATTTTTACCATTATATACTGGTTCTGTCAATACAAATTTATTACATTCTAAAACTATATGGTCTAAATCGGCTCCTCCTAATAAAATACAAGCGTCATGTATGAAACTATCTATACCTTCATCTGCAAGGTCTTCTCCTTCCTCGGATGTAATTATAAAGCCTTCTGAACTTATCTCACGAGTTATTCTATGTGCACAATGTTTACATAAAGACTTATCAAGAGGATTAAATAGTTCTTCTTGCATATAGTCTACTTATGTGCTCTTGATACAGTTTCTGGGGTCTTGTGCCCTACTAGCTTATTCTGCTTACGCATACGTTTTATTTTACAGTTAATAGAGTCCTCATCTCGCCCAGGAAGTAAATCTTTTAGCTCAAAAACTGTACATGTGGTATAGTTATCTATAAGTATCTTTTC